CAAGGCACTACTGGTGTAAATAGAACTATCAGAGCGGAGATCTGGGTACAATGAAGTTGACTCCTGAAGAATACTTGTTCCTTTTAGAGAGAAGAGGAGCTTTAAGTGTAACCGATGAGGAAAAAGAACTCATCAGAAATCGCAGACTTGGTGAAAGAAATGCGTGGAGTAGTTACATCCACTACATTAAACCAATGAGAATTTCTGGTACTGTAGAATCACAAACAGTTGCCAAAGAAGTTTATGACCTTGCAATTGAGTTGAAGGCAGGAGATGTTACATTAGATGAGTTCACACGAAGAGTGAAACAAATGAGACTATCTGTTAATGGTCAACTTGCATACATGGTAGATCAAATTATCAAACTTCATGACAAGGAACCCGAACCAGATTTGAATATTGACACTACTTTGTGATAGAATAAATATTGATTGATATATCATTCCCCTGATTACTATGGATCCTGCACAACTTAAGAAGAATTTTGAGGAGCAAATTGCTTCTACAGAAAAACAAATTGCAGAACTAGAAGAAAACCTAGTCAAAGCAAAAGAATACAAACTGAAGCTGACTGGTGGTCTTGAGACCTTGGGTCTTCTAGAAGATCAACCCCCTTCTGATCTTCCACAGACACCAGAAGAAGCAGCAGCAGAATAATCCCAGATCCCTTCTTCCTAAATAGGTAAGAAGGGATTTTTTGTGTGTAATGGCATCTCCAAACTCAAGAGCTGATCTCATAACATATTGTAAGAGGCAGTTGGGTGAGCCTGTCCTACAAGTTAACATTGACGACGAGCAGGTAAACAACGTTATTGATGACACGTTCCAGTTCTTTCAGGAGAACTGCTACAACGGTATGGAGAGGTGTTATCTCACACACGCAATCACCGCTGATGATAAAACTAGACTTGCTGCTGAAGTCACAACAACAACTGGAACTACTAATTGGGAAGAGACAACTAATTATATTCCCATCCCAGACCATGTTGTAGGTGTCAGTAAAGTTTTTGGAATGGTTGGTAACTCCATTCGTTCCAATCTGTTTGGTATTGAGTATCAGATTTTCTTAAATGATCTATACGCTTTTGGATCTCTAGATATTCTGAACTACTACATGACCAAACAATATCTAGAAACTTTGGATATGGTCTTAAACAATGGATCTTTCCAACAGTTCAGATATACACAACGTCGTGATCGTTTGTACTTAGATATCGACAAAGATTTCTTACAGGAAGGACAGCATCTATTGATTGAAGCACACCGCTTGATCGATCCAAATGATGCTACCGAAATGTATAATGATATGTTTGTCAAGAAATATGCTACTGCATTGATGAAGAAAATGTGGGGTATGAATCTAATTAAGTACAACAATGTTCAACTGCCTGGTGGTATCACACTAAATGGCAGACAACTATATGAAGACGCACTAGGCGAGATTGAGAAAATCGAAAGCGAAGTTCTCAGCAAGTACGCCATCCCACCAATGGATATGATCGGATAAGATGCCTACTAGTCCTTATTTTCCAACGTACTACCAAGGAGATTCAGGAGAGCAGACCCTGTATCAGGATCTGGTCGATGAGCAGATTAAACTGTTCGGATCTGATATCTACTATCTACCACGTACTATCCTTAAAGATAATACGTTAGATGATATTGTCTATTCAAAATATCAAGAGCAATTCCAAGTAGAAATGCTACTCTCTAATGTAGAGGGTTTTGGTGATACATCAGAATTTATTAGTAAGTTTGGATTGCGTGTCACGGATGAGGTAAAGTTCCGTGTATCTACACGTCGATGGGATGAAGTTGTTGCCGCAAACAATCCAACATTAACTGTTGATGGAAGACCCAATGAAGGAGACCTTCTATACTTCCCATTAACAAAAGATTTGTATGAAATTAAATTTGTAGAAAGAGAACAACCTTTCTATCAATTTGGAAAGATTCAATATTATTCAATGACTGCTGAGATCTATGAGGTCGGTAGTGATGACTTTGATACTGGTGTTGCAGAGATCGATGTTGTCGAAGAGACTTATGCAGCTGCTATCAAACTCTTTATGGATCCTGGTGGTACAGGAGACTTTACTGTAGGTGAGGAGGTTGTTGGAGATGAGTTCTTAGCAAAAGCAACATCTACTATTACAGGTGATGCTGTTACTAGTATAACTATTACAGACGGTGGTTCGCATTACAAGGTCGCCACACCACCAACAGTAACCATTACAGGAGACGGAAGTGGTGCTACTGCGACTGCTACAGTCAGTTCTACTGGTATTGTTAATGGCATCCTCGTTACATCTGGTGGGAGTGGCTATAGTTCTGCACCAACTGTCACAATTGACTACTCCCCCAAAGATAACAGAGCAGAAGTCAAGTCCTGGGATAGCGCAACCAGAGCTCTCGAAGTCTACAACAGAACAGGAACCTTCACCACTGCTGAAGTAATTACTGGTCTAACTTCTGGTGCTAAGTGGAGTCCTGAGACATTTGACACTCTAAATAATGTATCAATATCTTACGACCAAAATAGGGAAATCGAAGACGACGCTGATAATATCATTGATTGGACTGAGGGCAACCCATTTGGCGAATTTGGAAATAAGACAGGTAGCTTCTGATGTTAGGATCTCATTTTTACAACGAAACTATTAGAAGGAATATTATTGCCTTTGGTACTCTTTTCAACAACATTGAGTTGCAGAAAAAAGACCCAACTACTGGTAATGTGCTAGAGGTAGAGAAAGTGCCTCTGGCATATGGTCCCAAGAATAAGTTTCTAACAAGACTAGAGCAAAACCCAGGAGCGGATAATAAAGTTGCTATCACCCTACCACGTCTATACTTTGAGATGCAGGGTCTAGATTATGATGCTCAGAGAAAAACACCACCAACTCAAAAGTATAAAACAATTATCACTGATGATGGTGATGAAATAAAGAGTCAATACGTTCCTGTTCCATATAATTTTAATTTTGAACTAGGAGTAATTGCTAAATCACAAGACGAAGCACTGCAGATTGTAGAGCAGATCTTGCCATACTTCCAACCATCATTTTCAGTCACAATTAATTTCATACCAGACATGGATGAAAAACGTGACGTTCCCATTGTCTTAAACAATATCAGTTACGAAGATGAGTGGGATGATAGTTTCTTAAATCGTAGATACATTGTTTACACACTACAGTTTAGTGTGAAATCATATCTATATGGTCCATACAGCAATGCTGGTATCATTCGCACTGCTATCATCAATGACTCCATTGGAGATCTTAACGTCAGTCGCAGAACAGTCACCCGTACATATTCTCCTAAGGCAACTGAGGATAAGAATGGCGATGGTGCAATTAACGCAGCAGATGATGCGTTGGTAACTGCTGATGATGATTTTGGATTTAACGAAGGTATTACCTACTACTGATTATGAGCTTAGAAGAAAACATGGAGAACATCCTTAATATCGATGCAGAGGTGGTTGAAAGCAAACCATCTAAACCCGTGCCGCCTAAGGTCGATAGGGACGATCGTGAGAAGGATTATGAATATACCAGGGGTGAGTTATACAGTCTCATAGACAAGGGGCAGGAGGCGGTTAACGGTGCCTTAGAGGTCGCACAGGAGTCTGGGCACCCAAGAGCGTATGAAGTCGCTGTAGCGGCAATGAAGCACGTTGCAGACATGACTGAGAAACTCCAAGACTTACATAAAAAGATGAAGGATCTTGACGAAGAAAAGAAAGGTCCATCCAAGGTTACCAACAACGCTATGTTTGTCGGTAGCACTGCGGAACTACAGAAGATGCTCAAAGAAATGGGTGGTGGTAAACGATAAATAAAAATAAAAGAGAACGATGAACGTAGTAAAACTATTGGGAGAGGCAACTGTCCTCACAACTACTGGTAAGAATATTGGCAGCGGCACTAAAGTTCTTCTTCAGCACAACCATGCTGGTGGTAACGCTCACCTAGTTACACTCAAGAATGCTGGTGGTACAACACTAGGTAGTGTTTATGTTGCTCCACATCGTCCCATTATGATTGATAAAGAACCTACAGATACTC